TGTTCGAGGAGAAGCGACCGAAGGGTTGGAGTATTTTTCGCCAGCCATCGGGTCGATCAGAGGAAGCCGAGAACCTCGAAAATCTGCCGAAAGGTTATTACGACCGACTGATGGCCGGCAAAGACGACGAGTGGGTTCGAGTCTTTGTCGATGGTCAGTATGGTTTTATCACCGAGGGCCGTCCGGTGTATCCAGAATTTCGCGACGAGCTACACATTGCAAAGTTCAAGCTCGAGCCCCTCGAGGGCGATATTATTTACATCGGTATCGATTTTGGTTTGACGCCGGCCGCGGTATTTGGTCAACGCGACATCCTGGGCCGCTGGCGTTGGATTCACGAACTGGTCACAGAGGATATGGGTGCGGTGCGATTCAGCGAGTTGTTGATCGCAGAAATGCAGCGGCATTTCCCTGACTACGAGTTCCAGGTCTACGGCGATCCAGCCGGCGAACAACGTAGCCAGGTGGATGAGCGGACCCCGTTCCAGATATTAAGAGCGAAGGAGTTGAACGTTCGGCCCGCTCCAAGTAACGATTTTACACTGCGTCGAGAGTCAGTGGCACAATCGATGAGCCGCCTGGTGGATGGGGTTCCAGGGTTACAGATTTCGCCGAAATGTACGATGCTCCGCAAGGGTATGGGCGGGGGCTACAACTACAAGCGGGTCCAGGTGTCGGGTGATGATAGGTTCCATGACAAACCGGACAAGAACAAGTATTCACACGTTTGCGAGGCCGCGCAGTACATGATGCTCGGGGCCGGTGAGGGTCGAGCCATTGTTAAGGTCAACCGAGTACATCAAGGTCCACTCCCGAAAGCGGATGTCGCCTGGAATGTTTTTTGATGAAACCGTTGATTGGTATATCGTTTTTGGTTACTCGCAGTCACCCTACTGGTGGCAGAAACTTCTTCAGACAGGATTCGAGCACTGCTGGGCGATTCGATGGGATGGGAGTTCCTGGCTGGTCTGCCATCCTGCATTTGGAGTGGCCGACGTTTATACGCTGAACGATCTTGATTATCATGCACAAACAGACCTCCCTGAGATCGTACAGTACACAGAATATACCGCTATACTGTACGTTAAATTACACAGTGATCGGGAGCGAATGAGAGTTCCGTGGATTTGTGCGCCACAAACTTGTGTGGAGTTCATCAAGTATTTGTTGGGCATCCGGTCATTCTGGGTCAATACACCGTACCAGCTCTATAAGTATTTGAGGAAAAAAGGTTATGGGAACATTAGGAAAAAACGCACCTAAAATACCGGCACACCAAAGTCGTTCTGTTGCTAGATCGATGGACCTGGCATCCAAATCTGTGACTCATCTAAAGTCAGAAACAAAGGAAGAAAAAAAGGAACAGCAAAGGATAACCAGTCTTTATGACACAAGTATGCGCTCTGCTGATTGGTTTGAGTACGGGGGTGGGTCAAAACCGAAATCTACAAAACTATCTGCGGGTGCGGAAGGATTTAGGCGGATCGCCGAGCTCCAACGCTGGTCAGCGCAAGCGGCATTAAATAAGACCATTACAGCGCGGATTAACGCTGCGAAAACAGCGGACGACAAAGGCGACAAAGGCGACAAAGGCGACAAAGGAAAAGGGGATAAGGGAGATAAGGGAGATAAGGGTAAGGGGACCAGCGGTGGGCCCAATTATCCAAGCAAGGAAGAATTACAGAATACCGTTGACAATCTCAAGGGTTCTGGCACGACGGACAAGTACCAGGTGCGCGATGACGAGGGCAATCCAACGGGCGAATGGGTGTACGGCGCGGAATATGGCATACCTGACGTTGATATTCATGGCTATCCCGAGGGCTGGAAACAGGAGCGCGTAACGAAGGATGGTGAAGAATTTAACCAGATCACCACCAAAGAGGGCCGCGTTTACTGGAAACCAGTGGGCGGAGGCCAAAGCGACAATGACAAAGGGGATACTACTGACTCTAATCGGTCGGCATACCAAACAGATGAAGAAAAAGCTGCGTCCGATGCTGCGACCGCAGCTCGCGATGCCGATGCCCTGGCCCTCGAGCAGCGGGAGAAACGGCGAAAATTGCGCTTGCAGAAACCGTGGTTATTCGGCCGACTGTCGCTTTTGTCTGGCCGTAACGAACTAGGCGTCACATCATCATTATTGGGCGGTGGGTAACAATCAATGGCAAAATTCAAAATTCCGAAGGGACTGGGAACGGTAAAAGAGCTGATCGAGCGGTTTGACGTAGCCAAAAAAGCTCGACAGCCGTGGATCACCCATCTACGGGAATGTTATGACTTCTCGCTACCACAGCGGGAAACATTTGATCGGCACTCGCCAGGCGCGAAAAAGAACACCGAGGTCTATGACGGAACCGCGGTCATTGGATTGCAAAAATTTGCCAGCCGACTCCAGGCGACACTGGTTCCACCCTGGCGACACTGGACTATCCTGGTTCCTGGATCGGAAATACCGGAGAAACATCATCCAGAAATACAGAAACAACTGGACGGGGTCACCAAAATACTGTTTGACCACATAAACCACAGTAATTTTGCAACCCAATCGCATGAATCCTTCCTCGATCTCGGCGTATCGACCGGCGTGATGTCGCTCGAGGAGGGCGATGGTATCCAGAGTCTGCTCGAGTTCCATGCCGCGCCCTTGTCTGACATTTATCCAGAAGCAGGGCCCTGGGGCAGCATCGAAACGGTCTGGCGAGAGCACCACGTTCCCGCCCGCCATGTCGAAAGACTGTGGCCTGGCGCAGAAATGTCAGAGAAAACCAAGAAAAAGGCCAACGAAAAGCCAGATGAGAAGATCGAGCTCATCGAGGGAACGATTTTCGAGCCAAAATCAAGGTATTACTACCAATGTGTGCTCGAACGTGACGCTGAGAGCGTCATTTTCACGCAGGAATACGAGGTATCGCCCTGGATTGTGTTCAGAGAGTACGTTGTACCAGGCGAAACCCTGGGTCGCGGGCGCATTATGCAAGCCCTTCCAGACATCAAGACTGCCAACAAGATCGTCGAGTATGTGTTGCGAAACGCAGCTCTGGCGATTTCTGGCATCTACACAGCCGCTGATGACGGAGTTATCAATCCGTACAGCATCCGACTTGCGCCAGGCGTCATCATTCCGGTAGGCAGCAACGAACGGAATAACCCGTCATTGCGTCCGCTCGAGCGGTCGGGCGACATCCAGGTGGGGGCCATCGTGCTCGATGATCTTCGCAATAGGATAAACAAGGCCCTATTTGCCGAACCATTCGGCGAAATGGAGCAACCCGTCAAGTCGGCAACCGAAATGGCCCTCAGAAACCAGGAGCTCGTACAAGATGCCGGCAGTGCTTTCGGCAGGATGCAGAACGAATTTGTCGAGCGCGTGGTTCGACGGGCGGTCCATGTATTGAAGCGGGCCGGCAAGATTCCAGACATCACAGTAGATGGTCGAGAGGTATCGATCAAACATACCTCCCCCCTAGCAAGAGCCCAGGATCAGGATGATCTGGTCGCATTGAATCAATACCTAGCAACAGTAGGTCAATTAGGACCGGAGATACTGAACCTCGGAACAAAGGTCGAGGACGTTCCACAGTTTGTTGCAACCAAGCTCGGAATCGAACAGGCCCTAATTCGCGACGAGGGAGAGCGGATGGAATTACAGCAAGCAGCACAGCAACAGATGACACAGATGCAGGAGCAAGAAGCTGCCGCAGCTTGATCGGCTCAAAGAGGTCAGTGGGTGGGCTGCGCTTGAAATTGATAGCGAAGCTATGTCCGAAGTCCATCGCGGCAACACCGCGAAGGCCAGGGGCATTGCGACTAATTTTCGAGAGTGTTTTGCAACCGATACGGGTAAATTTGTCCTTGATCGCTTGATAAGCATTACGATATTGCGACCTACGGTGACACCAGAATCTACACAGTTCGAGGCCGGTATTCGGGAAGGACGGGCAGACCTGGTGCGCCAAATACTTCAACAGATCGAATTTGCTGAAACCGGAGGCAAATAAAATGGCAGAGGAACAAACACCCGTCGAGGAAGCACCAGCAGAAGAAACGCCAGCAGTTGACTCATTACTGCCAGAACCGGAACAAGCAGAAAAACCCGTTGCTGTAACAGAGGGATGGGCCCTGGCCGATGGGGTCCTGGGTGAAGGGGATCAACCGGAATGGTTCAAGGGCGACAAATACAAGAGCGTGTCGGATCAGGCTAAAGCGTATGTCGATCTCGAGAAACAGCTCGGAACGTTTACCGGAGCTCCAGAGGAATATGAGCTCAAATTAAACGATGCGGCCCTGGACGCCTCGCATCTTGCGGCCGATCCTATGTTGGGTTGGTTCAAAGAAACAGCAAAAGAGCTCAATATGAGCCAGGATTCATTCGACAAAATATTGAATGGGTTTGTAAATCAAGAGCTTAATGCGTTCAAAGAGGAGCGGACGAATGAGCTCGAGTCCTTGGGTA